TTTTAGTAAATACAAATGGTGGAGCAGTAACTATAACTCTGCCCGCATCACCTGCTACAGGAGATCAAGTAAATTTTGTAGACCAAGGTTATGATTTCAACACTAACGCATTGACTGTTGGTAGAAACTCTTCTAATATAGCTAACTCAGCAGCAGACCTTACTGTTAATACACAAGGTGCAGCTTTTGGATTAGTATATTCTGGAGACGCTACAACAGGATGGACATACACGGAGAAATAATATGGCAAATTACGAAGCAACTAAATATGATTTCGATGGAGCAAACCTTACAGGTATAGAAGGTATTCCAACAGCAACGATTGTTCCATGGTCTTCAGCATCAGTTCCATCTGGATTTTTAGAATGTAATGGTACAGCTGTTTCAAGATCAACTTACTCTGCATTATTTGCAATTGTAGGTACTACTTACGGTGCAGGTGATGGATCATCTACTTTCAATACACCTGATTTAGCAGATAACGTACCAGTTGGAAAATCTGGAAGTAAAGCTTTAGGTTCAACTGGTGGAGCAAACACTGTAGCCGTTACAGCGGCAGGAAACGTAGGTGGTTCAACAGCTAATGCAACTTTATCGGAAGCACAACTTGCTTCTCACTCACATACGGGAGGCGGTAATACTACTGGTAATAGAGGGGCTCCCAATACTCACAATAATGGTTTTAATCGTAATAGTACAGATGCTACTGGTTCAGGTTCAGGTCACTCTCACAATATGAGTGCAACTTTTTCAGGTAGCGCAGTTAATGCTGCAATTGTACAACCTTATATAGCATTAATTTATATTATAAAAACTTAGGAGAAAAAATGACAACAAACGCAAATTGGACAATAGTATTTGAAGATAAATTAATTATTAAACAAACGGGAAATGATCAAGCTGCTTACAAAATAGAAGATGATTCTTTTTGGAATGATTCAAAATGGTCTAATATTTGGGCAATTCAATATAAAGACGATGATCATGAATACAATGACACTATAGAATATAGAGATGAAACACCTCATGCAACTTGGACGGTAGCTGGATTAGGTGATTTTAATAATCAGTTTATTTCAAGATGGGAAACTGCTCACTTATCTAAATTACAAGAAAATTGGGATAATGACGATGTAGTAGATGAAGAAGGTAGTTCTGCAGAAACTGAAGCTGAAAAAATTACAAGATTAGGTGCAAGACCTACTTCTTATTCCGTTTCTTAATTCTTTACAAATATCTGAATTGTTTTTCTAGGGACTATTGGCTTCATAACAGGTGTTACTTTATGATCTAAGGGAATCTTAATTATAACTATTGAATTTCCAACCACGGGTATAGAACCATTAACATTTTTATCTCTAAATAAAAACTCTCCTCCAAATAAAGGATTCCATCTTCTATTAATATAATAAGTTATACCATATGTATAACCATGATCGTTGTGCCAATTAAGACTATACCCGTCACCCATAGAATAGATTAGGGGTTCATAATTTGAAATTTTTGTCTTATAAAATTTATTGTTTTCTAACAATATTTTTATTTTTTGAATAGGTTCATATTCTGTGATTGAAAACAGATGTGTAGTAGAATTTTTATTTTTTTTAAATTTGTTTATTAATTTTTTTTTAAACACATCATGATGTAATTTTTTATAAGTAGGATAATCTAAAAAATCTTGTATGTAATATAATTTATCAGGTATTGAATATATTAATTTCATTCCTTTAAAAAACAGTTGATCGAATATCTAACACCTTTTGTAATAGGTTCTGTGCCATGAATCCAAATAGGTTCTGCTGGAAATAAAATTGCATCACCTGTTTTAAATACTTCTTTAATTTTACCATCAAAAAACCTAAAGTCACCACCTTCATAATTTTCATTTAAATTTAAAGTGCAAGAAGCTCTTGTAACTCCTTCAACATCGCTATGGTCTTTGATACATTGACCTTTTTCATATTTTAGTATTCTAATATTTGAACTAGAACTAATTAATTTATTATTGAAAGTAGGAGATATTTTTTTACTTCTGATATGTAATACATAGTTAGCTATCATTATAGATATGTATTTTTTAGCTTCATTTAAAGCATATAAGATATTTTCATTAGGGTTGTTTATTCTAGACAAATTTAAACATCTATAATCATCCATTTCTTGTTTTTTAGTTTTGAATTTATAACTATTTTCTGTTACATTTAATTCAGGGTATTTTTCAAATATCTCTATTATTTTTTGACAAGTATTTTTAGGAACTAATTTATTAATTCTATATTTTAAATCTGTTATTTTGTAATTATAAGACATTATCTTAACAGCATCCACGAAGTTAAAATATATTTTTCACCAGATAGTGGTGGATTGCCTCTGTGTACATAAGGAAAAGCTGCAGGCCAAATAACTATTCTACCTGTTTTAGGTTTTATTCTTTTTGAAAAATGTAAAAATTCTGTTTCTCCTCCATCTTCAACGTCATTTAAATAAATAGAAAAAACGAAAGCACGTGGTTCACTATTAAATCCTTTTCCATGTTCTATATGCCATATATGATACCCCTCTGTCGGTAAAGTTTTTTGAATCTTTAAATTAGTATAATGAAATGGACCTTCGTCATAAGCACTTCCTGCTCCAGTAGTTTCAATATAATGTTTCCAAGCTAAATCAAAATTAAACACCATGGATTTTAAGTCTTCCCACCAAACATCTATATTACTAGGTGTTCCAAAAAAATGTTGGTCTTGTTTTTTTAATATAGATGTTTGTTCTGAGCCAATTCTATTAAATGTGTTATTAAATTTATTTTGATCTTCAAATATTTTAATAGCATTATTACATTCCTCTGGAGTTACGTAGTTATCATATACTCCAATAAAATTATTTATGCTGACTGTTTTTTTATTCATTTTTCATCCTAACAATTGCTTCTAAATGATCCATAATCTTGAGTTATTTTCTCTCTTTCATTATACTCATAATCAATATATAACACATCTATGGCCTTAAAAAAAGTAGATTTTTCACCTGGTTTTAATAAACAAAGCGTACCTTCAGCTCTTCCTGGACAATGGGTAGATGGGGATTTTGTGCGTTTCAGGTATACCGCACCTGAAAAAATAGGGGGTTGGGAACAATTAACCTCTTCATCTAAAACGTTGCCTGGTGCAGCCAGAGCGCAATTAGCTTGGACTTCATTAGCAGGTGAACGTTATGCTGCTATTGGGACTTCTCAAGGTTTATTTTTATTTTACGGTAATGCTTTTTACGACATTACACCACTAGACACTGCTATTACAGGTTGTACATTAACTACTGTCAATGGTTCCGATGTCTTAACAATAAATAAAGGATCACATGGATTAAAAGTTGGAAGATATGTAACTTTATCCGCAGTAACGGTCACAGGAGCAAGTGGTTATACAGCAGCTGATTTAGAAAAAGTTTATGAAATTTTAACGCTTCCAACGGTAGATAAATTTACAGTTAAAGCAGTAAGTGCTGAAACAGGTGCAGGCATGACTGCAGCAGGAGCGGCTACAGTTAATCCTTATGTAATAATTGGACCCACAACTCAGACAACAGGTTATGGTTGGGGAACTTCTTCTTGGGGCGCTGAGACTTGGGGAACGGAGAGATCTACAAGTACTGTAACCTTGGACGCAGGAAATTGGTCTTTAGATAATTTTGGTCAGGTGTTGGTTGCAACAATATTCGATGGTAAAACATTTACTTGGAATGCAGGAGCTTCAGGCGCTAGAGGAATAAGAGCTTCTATAAATACTTCGGGATTTCTAACCACAAACAATCCTACAGCAAGCAGATTTACATTAGTGTCTGATAGAGATAGACATTTATTTCACTTTGGAACGGAAACAACTATTGGAGACCCAACCACTCAAGATCCAATGTTTGTAAGATTTTCTAATCAAGAAAATCTAAATAGTTATACACCTACTGCTATCAATACCGCAGGTACTTTTAGATTAGATACAGGTAACCAAATAAGAGCAGTCTTACAAGGTAAGGATTATGTTTTTGTACTAACTGATCTTGCAGCTTATGTAATTCAATTTGTTGGACCACCTTTTACCTTTAGTGTTAGACAAGTCGGTACTAACTGTGGATGTATAGGACAACACGCAGCAAGTTATGTCAATGGCGCAGTGTATTGGATGTCTAATGAAGGTGGGTTTTTTGTGTACGATGGTACAGTTAAAGCTCTTCCCTGTTTAGTTGAAGATTTTGTATTCACAACACAAAATGGAAATCTAGGTCTTAACTTTAATTCATCAGATGTTATTTATTCTGCACCTAATTCTTTATACACTGAAGTAAATTGGTTTTATCCTAAATCAGGATCAGAACAAATTGATAGATGTGTTACTTACAACTATCAAGAAAATGTTTGGACTACTTCATCTTTAGATAGAACTACTTATCAAGATCAAGGTGTATTTAACAACCCTTATGCAACTGACTATGAATCAACGACTGCTCCAGTGTTTCCAGATATTTTAGGAATCACAAATTTATACGGAGCATCAATATACTACGCTCATGAAATAGGAACTGATCAAGTCAATAGCTCAGGCAGAACTTCTATTGATGCCTTTATAAGATCTGGAGATTTTGATATTGATGATGGTGAACTATTTATGTCAATGAGAAGATTTATGCCTGACTATAAATTTTTAGTAGGTAATTCTAAAGTAACATTATTTATATCGGACTATCCGTCCGATACTCAAGAAGGTTCACCTTTAGGTCCTTTTACAATAACTACCACTACTGATAAAGTAGATACTAGAGCGAGAGGAAGACTCCTATCTTTAAAAATAGAAAATGATGCTGCGGGTGAGACTTGGCGTTATGGTAGTTTCAGGCTTGATGCTCAACCTGATGGAAGAAGATAGTGGCTAAGATAACTACTTACATACCTGAGCCTAAACCAAAGTATGATGTAGAAAATCAAAGACAGATAATAGAATCCTTGACAACTATGAAACAACAGCTTAATACTAGTTACTTACAGGATCAAAAAGAAGATTTAGAAAGGTTCACTTGGTTTAATGGCTAATATATATAAAAAAGTAAATACAGATTTAATATCGGGTACAGAACAAAGTGTTTATACAGTTCCTAGTAATTCAAGATCTTTAGTTAAAGCTATTCATGTTTACAATGAAGGTGCAGGAGATGCGGTTGTTTCA